AGAGAACTGTTTGAGTACAAGGGAGGGAAGTGTGCACATTGTAACCTGAGAGACTTAGATCGTCCTTGGATATATGATTATCATCACACAGACCCAGCCACTAAACTCTATAATGTAACCGCAATCATGGGTAGCGTTAAAGAGAAACTACACGCAGAGGCAGACAAGTGTATACTGCTGTGTGCTAACTGTCACAGAAGTGAACACGAAAGATTGAGGAAGGAGCTAAGGGCTAATGAGCAACAAGAACAAAGAGCAAAGCAACCAGAGCAGCAAGAGCAACAAGGGCAAACCATTCAGTATATGCTTTGTTGATGCTGACAGCATTATCTATCGTATAGCACTCAAGTCAGACATAAGCCTAGCTAAGGCCACTGAGTACTATGACAAAGCCATAGAGGACATTGAGTGGGCTACAGTAGCTGCTGAGGTTAAGGTAGCACTCAAGGGCAAGGGTAACTTTCGCTATGCGATAGCAGAGGATTACAAGGGCAGCCGAAGTGCTAAGCCAGTGGACGAGGTACTAGCTGAGAGACGTAAGGATCTAAACGAATATGCCTATGGCCTTGGTCACTTCCAGTCAGACAATTGTGAGGCTGATGATGTAGTCTCCATATGGGCTCAGGAAGCTTTGGATGCTGGTGTTAACTACGTCATAGCACATATAGATAAAGATATAGACATGGTAGAAGGTTGGCATTACAACTTCACTAAAGAAACTCTTTACTATGTGGATGCTGCTGAAGGATGGTACAAGATGTGCCTACAGATGCTCACTGGTGACTCTACGGACAACATTCAGGGCTTACGAGGCATAGGGCCTAAGACAGCACAGAAGCTGTTGGCTGATGTTGATACGGAGGACATGGTGGCTAAGGTGCAGGAGGTGTGGAAAGAGCATCATCCTGAGGATTGGGAAGCTAAGCTAGAAGTATGTTGGAACTTAATCTATATGCGTAGAGACTGGAATAGCTTTCATAAGTTGACTATAGCTGAGGAGCTGTCGAATGACAACTAAGCTTAAGTTTCGCTCAGGTCTCGAGAGTGCATTCAGCAAGGCAGTAGGCACCGAAGACTTTGCTTATGAACCTGTAAGGATTCCTTACATAATCAAGAAGAAGTACGTACCAGACTTCATATGTCAACGTACAGGAGCTATGATAGAGTGTAAGGGATTCTTCAGAGTTGGGGACACACAGAAGTACAAGGCTATACGTGACGAGATCGATAGGCCACTTATCTTTGTGTTTACTGATTCACGTAAACGTCTACGTAAGGGTTCTAAGATGAACCTAGGTCAGTGGTGTGACAAAGAAGGTTTAGCTTGCTTCACTATGGACACTGTAGATGAACTACTAGAACACTTAGAGGGCCTACCAGCCTTAGGTAAGGAGAGAGCTAATGAGTAGTACCTTTGAAGAAATAAGAGAACAGATCTTAAACAACTATGATGTTGACTTCTTATGTGAACTGCTTGGGATAACAAGTGAGTCCTTAGTGGATCGGTATGAAGACATGATCATGAAGAACCTAGCACTATTCCAAGAGGATACATCTGATGACTAATGCTTATGACATACCAAGCAAAGAGAACTACACAGACTACACTAAAGACGTTAATGCTAAGCACAGCGCACTTAATTCCCAAGTAGCTGGTGACCACTACAAGAACCAAGGTCTACAGCCTTTTGAGATTACCTTTGCTAACTTTGGTTACGTGGGTGTCCAAGCGGCTGTGTATACTAAGGTACTTAAGTACCTCACTAGAGCCAAGGGAAGCCATAAGGATAATCTAGAGAAAGCTATTCACTGTCTACAGATTCAATTGGAGCTGTTGGATAGCGTAAGTGAGACTGCATTGCAACCACAGTATAGTTCAACACAAGCAATAGATGGAAACAAATGATATGATTACTAAGCTATATACGGGTGACGACTGCCCAGCGTGTAAGGGTCTCAAGAAGCGACTAGCTAAGCTAGACCTAAGCAGCTATGAGGAGTGTGACATTAGTATCCCTGAGAATAGGGATGCGCTAATGGCACTTGGCTTGCGAAGTATACCAGTGTTAGCAAGCTACAATAACAACGGTGTCATGATGGATACTATGGTAGGCAATGTGGCTAGTGATACACACTTAAAGGAGTTCTTTGCCTTATGACACTTGTTGAGCTACACGCTATGAAGCGTACATTAGACAGTAACAACATACCTATTGAGGGACGTTTTGTTCGAATGACGCTCACTGAATATGATTTACTAGTGGAGGATATGGAGGAAGAGTACAAAACTCTAGGTGAAGAGGATACAGCTTTCCTAGGCTTTACCATTGAACTAATAGGAGACTAAGGACATGATGATCATAGAGCACCTACAGCAGATAATGGAAGGTTTTGACTGTGACCTTAACACAGCAATGCAGTTGTATAAACGTGGTACAGTTTGGGAAGACTAAGTGGACGTAAGTGACACTCATATGTGTCATAAGTGTCCAAATGTATAAAATAGGTTACTAAAGTGCATAAAAAGGTGTACAATGTACACTATTTGGTACATTAAAGTGTAGTAGAGGAGATAAACAATGCCAGCAACATTAGTAGCAGCAATCTTTGTGGTACTCAGCGGTATAGTACTAGCAGCACATTATTGGCTCATGCCTACAGTGTATGCGGTTGGTGCTTTTATTACACTGGTGTCCATAGCACGAATACTAACTTATATGACAGGTGACGGCTAATGAACAATCAATGTGACGGATGTATCAGGGGTATCCCTGTAGTCAATGGGGTACATAGAGATGCTCAATACTTTGGTATGGTGTGTAGTAAAGCTAGGTATACAGAAGAGGAACCTAAGATGAGTAGACTATTACGTAATGCAATAAAGACCCCTGATGGAACCATATTAGAGTCACAGCATAGGCACGACTTCAAAGAGTATGAGGACGAGAATGGTTGGATATACATCATTGACGGAGGATTGGATTACTCAAGGCGAATGTCTAACAGGAATGCACCCGCAACTGAACTAAGCCTTACTGAAGAGGAACCACACTCAGTACTACGTCATGCAGTAACGTGGGGAACCTATGGTAAAGAAGGTGATCAACCTCTATCACGAGTAACCATAGCTGATATGGATACTAAACATCTTGAGGCTGTACTGGATACTCAGATGGGTATGTACCCACAGGTAAGAGACCTTATGAAAGCTGAATTGGAGTATAGAGCAGATGAGTAAATTCACAGCAAAAGAAGTACGGGAAATCGCCTCAGACTTCTCAAAATATAGCCAGCAGTGTTATATCAATGGGGTACTTCCTGAAATTGATCTATGGATGGTTGAGCGATACAAACCAGTCAAGAAGATCATCGACATGACTCACTTTATCGAGAGTGGGATTGATTGTGAGTTTCGAGATGACGATGCACACGAATGGGTCATAGCCTCCCTATGGAATATCGAGCTACTTCCTGAGTGGCTTTATTACGGCCCCGAGGACTTTAAGGGTGTGCGATATTGCCGACCACGTATGAACCACAAGATGTTCCACGATGGTGGTGAGTGTCCATTGCCCGAAGGGTTTGAGGTTAAGGTTTACTACCGTGATAGAGGTAATCACACAAGCAGTGAATATATAGGGCACTGTTGGGGATCAGCGCCAATAACTGACAATGACATCATAGGCTACGAAATCTTAGGGCTGGCTGATGGTTGGGCTTACCCTTATCAGGAGAGTGACGAATGAAAACTATAGAAGTACTAGATATGATAGATATGCCTGATGGTTCAGCCTTAATGAATATGGATGTAGAACCTGAGCAGGTACGTGCCTTTGCACACACAGGGTTAAGCTACATCATTGAACAGTTGGGACTACAGGAGGGTACAGTATCACCCAACACCTTTGATGATCGAACTATAGAGTTAACCAATGAAGAACTAAACGTACTGTTTCACTTCGGAGTTATCAGTGCACTAAAGAGAGGCATAGATGAGCAGAACAAAGAAGAAGAAGAAGACGGGGGGTAAGTCAGTGGATAGTTCATGTGGTAACAATAAGGGATGCCCTGTATGTGAGGGTAATAGATTACATAAGCACAACAAACACAACACAGTTAAACAAGAGAGAACACAAGATGAAACTTAAGCTAAAGACTAGCCAGATGGAACAGGTTACAGTAACTCACCTAGACAAGGTACACTATGAGCTTAAGAGTGAGCTTAGTGCTAATGACATTGAACCACACCTAGACTTTGAAGGAATGTCTGAGGTGATACGTTCTATCATTGCTATTGAAGTTGTTATGCGAGACCTAATGTTTGAGGATGCTTACTACATTTGGAAGTCAGAGAATGGAGTAGAGCTATGAGCGCTGGCCCACAGACACGCCTGAGCCAAGAGGTACACGCAACTAAGTATCGTATGCAGGGTGAATCATTCAAGGAAGCACAGAACAGATTTGCTAGTACCTTAGCGGATAGTGAGGAACACTTCTATAAGCTACGTGACATATTGCTAGAGCAAAGGTTCATGGGTGGTGGTCGCACACAGCTAGCCATTGGGTCGCCTACGGCTACCACAGCATTCAACTGTTTCGTAAGCTCACCTATAGAGGATGACTTCAATAGTATCATGGATGGCGCTAAAGAGGCAGGTAAGACAATGCGTAAGGGTGGAGGCATAGGCTACGACTTCAGCCGATTGCGTCCTAAGGGCAGCTTGATTGTATCCCTAGGCTCACAGGCTAGTGGCCCTATCAGCTTCATGCGTATCTTTGACAGCCTATGTAAGACTGTAAGCAGCGCAGGGCATCGTAGGGGCGCACAGATGGGTGTCCTGCGTGTAGACCATCCAGACATTGAAGAGTTCATACACGCTAAGCAAAACAGCACTGAGCTTACAGCATTCAATATCTCCTTAGGAATTACAGATGAGTTCATGAGATGTGTCATTGATAAGAAGATGTTTGACCTAGTGTTTGAGGGAAGGGTATACAAGCAGATCTTTGCTCCAGCGTTGTGGGAGATGATCATGCGGAGTACATGGGACTGGGCAGAACCTGGAGTGTTGTTTATTGATCGTATCAACGAGATGAATAATTTATACTACTGCGAGACTATTGAAGCTACTAACCCTTGTGGTGAGCAGCCCCTGCCCCCTAATGGAGCCTGCTTGCTTGGCAGCTACAACCTAGTGAAGTACATTGACTTTGATGATGAAGGAACCAGATCATTTAACTTTGCACAGCTAATGCAGGACATTCCTGTAGTGACTAGAGCAATGGATAACATACATGACAACACTGTATTTCCATTGGCAAAGCAAGAAGAGGAGAGTGCTGATAAGCGTAGGATGGGGTTAGGTGTCACAGGCTTAGCTAATGCTATTGAGGCACTAGGCTTCTCATATGGCTCACCTAAGTTCCTAGAAGTAGCTGAGGATATATTCAAGGTTATTCGTGATGAAACCTATCGTACCTCAGTAGCCTTAGCTAAAGAGAAGGGTGCATTTCCAGCATTGGATATAGATAAGTATTTAAAAGGTAACTTCATTAAGACATTACCTAAGACAGTTAGAGCAGGAATCAGGAAGTATGGAATACGTAATAGCCATTTGCTTAGCTTTGCTCCTACGGGCACTATTAGTCTCACGGCAGACAATGTTAGCGGTGGCGTTGAGCCTGTGTTTAGTTATGGTTACGATAGAACTATTCAGACCGAGAGTGGCCCTGTTGTCGAGGAAGTAATGGACTATGCTTATCGTACTTGGGGCGTCCGTGGTAAGAAAGCTAATGACTGTACCGCTGATGAACACTTAGCTGTACTAGCGTTGAGCTCGCAATACGTAGACTCTGCAGTAAGCAAGACTATCAACTGCTCACCTGAGATGCCGTGGGAGGAGTTTAAGTCAATCTATGTTAAAGCATGGGAGCAAGGTTGCAAGGGATGTACCACGTTCAACTCAGGTGGCAAGCGCTTTGGTATTCTAAACGATAAGCCAGAGGAAGAGCTTAAGGCTGAGGATAAGGCCGCACCTGAGGAAGCAGCACAGGCATGTTACATTGACTTTGAGACAGGCCAGAAGGAATGCTCTTAGTTTAATTAAGGCATAACGCAAAAATCCCAAGTAATCTTATGACTACTTGGGATTTTTTATGCCTAGAGTTTAACGAGCACTAGTCAGCATTCCCTGCTGTGACTGTGGTGCCTGTTGAGGAGGAGGCACTTGTCTAGCACTAGTACGTACCTCAGGTTCTTCAGTCAACCATTGTGTAATACGTTTAGTAGCTAATGCTATAGAGTCTCTATTTCCTTTTGACTTAGTAGCTTTGTACATCCTAGTCAATGACAACCACTGCCCTAGTGTACGTGCGCTACCTGCAGCCCTTGCTAGTGCTTGAGGCGCAATAAGTAATGCACCCAACCCAGTATAGCCACCAACTGTAAATGCAGCAGCCGCCTGAGCTGACTTAGATAGACCAGAGGCCATCATCAGACCAAACTTACCAGCCTCATGTTGCTTGACTATATCAGCAGTCTTTAGGACAGTTAGGAGTCTATTGGCCTGAGGGCCGCCAAGGACTGACTTAAGTTGTGCCAGTTCCTTAGTCCCTCTGAGTGTAGAGTACAACCCAGCCATGTCAACAACAGAGGCGCCATCACCTTCAACCTTAAGCATTGTCTTTATGTAGCCAGAGCGATACTCTTCCAGAACCTTCTTGTGTCCTGCCTTAGTCAACACACCTTGCTTACGTGCTGCACCTAAGAAGCGCATGAAGTCACCAGCAGTCTCAGGACTGTTGTAGACCAAAGCTCCCATCTCAGAGGGCTTCTCAGTCATTATTTTCTTCATGGTCTGTGATTGTAATAATTGCTTCTGTCGTGCATAGGTCAGATCAAGGAAGTCAAGCTCACTCTTAAGCTCAGGCTTTAGCTTCTTAGATGCTTCAGCCAACATTCCCTTAAGCTCTTTGATTTCAGCATTGATATAAGCCACGGCTGATGCGCCTGTCTCTTTACCCTCTACAGTCCTACCTAAGTCGTCAGCTTGTCTCTTAATAAAGTTTAACTTCTTAATAGTGCTACTAAGCTCAGCTACGTTTGTAATTTTCTTTAGGTTAGTTAATACTCCGTTAGCGCCTTTGATTAGCTTGTTGGGCTCCACAGCGGAACCTACTTTCTCAGCGCCATGCCTAGCTGCTATTTGCTTCTGTATTTTATTATTATAGCTAAGTGCATATACAGGAATATCTTTACCTTGCTCATAGATACGAGCATATTGTGGGTTGAATGTTTCCCGTAGTGCTTTATTTGACTTCTTAACTATATTAACAAGGCCCCTACCAAACTGTTGCTGATTGCTTCCACTTAAGAATGTATCCAACTCTTGCTTCAGGGCTACCTCTCTTCCTTTAAAAGCATCATCAAGTATCTTCTTACCACCTATACCTACTACAGCTATACCTTCAACCAGTGAGGACAGTGTTGAGCCTGTGGCTTGGTGCCACGATAGATCAGTACCATACTTCTGTAGTAACTCCCTAGCTGCCTTAACAGCGTCACCAGTGGACGTAATGCCTGCTGATCTTAAAGCTTTAGATGATATTGTGCCTAGACCCTTGAGTATTAAGCCACCACCAGCGTCCCATGCTGCTGTCGTGGCCCCTGCCTCAAGAGCTTCCTTATATTCTAAAGGAGTGCCGTTATAAGCATCCTCACCTAGCTCACCAAAGAATGTAGCTACACCTGCTCCTCCTGCACTGCCTAATAGTATTGCCAATGCTTTAAGTCGGGGATCTCCAATAGGCAACTTAGCTGCTAGCTCAGCACCCTTAAGAGCCCCAGGAATTGAGGCTATCTCACCCTGCCATTTAGACATGAGTGCATCACCAGCTTCCTGACTTTGGTTATAAATGTTAACACCAGCGTTAGCCATTGCAGTGTAGATGTCAATAGACAATCCTTTAGAAGGTGTTATCTCTTCACCGTCAGCATCAGTAGGTGTAGCTACGCCTAAGTCACTATTAGGATCAACAGGTGCTGGAGATACTACAGGATCTACTCTCTGTACTTGAGCAGCCACATCAGTTACCTCAGCTAATGCCTGCACAGGGGATACCTGCTGTTCTTGCTGTGCGCTCAGTGCTTCTCTCATCTCTGCAAGTGTTGGTTCTTGAGTCACCACAGTCTCGGCAGTATCCTCAGGTTGTACTCCTTGTTGTTCCTTTAAGAATGCTCTCATCTCTTCAAGTGTTGGTTCTGTACTCATGGTATTACCACTCCCTCAGGGTTTGCAGCTCGCCATGCTGCTCTTACAGCCGCAGCGTCTGCTGTGTCCCAGTTCTTAGGTTCAGCTACACGTATACCACGCTTCAGTGTTTCCTTCTGCGTAGACTGAGTTTCTGTAGTTACACGTATTAAGGCATCAAGCATTACTAATGTAGCCGCAGGGCCTTTTTTACTGTTTAAGTAGACCTTCTCTATGGCTGCTAATTCTGCTATGGCTGCTGCTGCGCCTGTGACTTCTTTACGATAGACGTTAAACAACTGTCCTATTTCAGCTTGTGACAGGTTACGTTTGGCAGCAAAGGCTACACTATCCCCTCCTAAGTAAGTCTCCTCGTCAATACCCATATAATCTAAGAAACCACCAAATGCTGCACGACCCTCACCATAAGCTCCAAAGTGTTCTGGGTCAAACTTGTCTTTGATAGTCTGTAGTTTAGTAAGCTGTTTGTTGGTCGAGAGTAAATCTTCTTGCATATTGGAGTGTTGAATTTTAGATAATAGTTGAAACCCATCAGTATCTACAGCCTCACGAGAACCTGTGTTTACGTTTACAGTTGTATTCACACCACTACTCTCAAACTTCTCCTTTAGCTTCTTCTTGTTCAGATCAGTCCCTACTTCGTAACCTTCACCATAGATACGTGCAACCTCTCTAGCGTCAGCACCTGCTTTATGTTTATCAGTGATTTGTGCCCAAGCAAACTCAAGAGATTTCTTGTTACCACTCTTGATAGCAGCTACTAACTTTGCATCAGGGTTAGGGCCTAGCATATCAATAGCTGTGTTCTGTGAAGAAACCATAGCAGCCTCAGCTTCTTCTTCCTCCATAATACGTGCTTCAGAGTCAGCACTAGCTACTAAAGCATCCTCTAACTGCTGTTGTGCTTTGAGGTCGAGTGCGGCTTGATCCTGTTCTTGTTTTGTAGCATATTTATCTGCGGTTAACTTTAAAGCGGCATCTGAAGCCTGCTTGTCCGCTAGGTTCTTAGCTTCAGTAGCTTGCTGTAAGTTAATTCTATCATTTAATTCTTGGGCGTACTTAGGGTCAAAAGCCTGTACCTTGTTAACAAAAGCTCTCTTCTCAGCTACAGTACCATTAGAGACTGCTAAAGCCTCTTGTTGCAATGCTGACTTCTGAGCTTCCTGTGCCTCTAGCTCTTCTCGACCATTACCACCATCTCCCATAGCGCCACCTAAGGCCCTGCCTAAAGATGAACCTAAGAAGCTAACTGCCCTAGCACTCGCAGGGTCACGTGCGCCCTGTGCAGCCTGAGTCATTAGTTGTGCTTGTAGGTCACCAGAGCGTTTGTTACGACTCTCTAGTATATCATCTACTGATGGGCCTTGTGTAAATAAACCTGTTTGTGCTGCCATGTCTATGTCCTTCCCTTAAATAAACCTGATAACCAATCACCACCACCTTCAGTACCTAAGAATGAAGTACCAAGTGAAGTAAGACCAGAGATCCATGGGTTAGGTTGGTAGTTAGCTTGGTTAGCCTGTGCTTGAGAAAGCATACGTGATGTATCATTCTGGAAGCGACCTAGCTCGTAGTTCTGATCCAGTCCTTGCTGCTGCTGGTTAAGACCTGCAAGACCCATAGGGATACCAGCTAACTGCTGTTCTAATGCAGCACCACCCATGCCAGCAGATAACATGCCTTGCCCTGAACCCATTAGATTCGCAAACTGTTGCTGCTTAGCACCTTGGTTAAGTCCGAACTGTGACATACCTAAGCCAGCACGTTGCATCTCTTGCCCAAAGGCATCCTGAGTAGACTGTGCTGATAACTGAGCTAATGCCTGAGACTGTGCTTGGTTCATACCAAACATGTCAGGGTTAACCATGCCAGCTCCAGCACCTACGCCCTCACCAGACAAGTTAAGACCTAAGCGACCTAAGCCTTGCATCTGTTGCATGTTCTGTGCACGTTGTTGTGCAAAGGCAGGCTCTAGTAAAGCTGAACGCTCATTGAACAAGCTTTGTGCTGCACCAGAAGGATCAAAGTCAGCATTAAACTGATCAGGAGCCTGTTGTGCCTGAGTGCCTGCTTGACCTAAGAGTCCAGTGCCATCACCTACGAGTCCTGAGAGTCCTGAGTAGTCATCAGACAGTGCTGTGGATAGACCACTCTCGTCAAGTACTGAAGTGCCTGTGCCTGATCTAAAGGTGATTGGCTTGAAGGTTCCTGTGTTGTAGCCTCCAGTAGGGATAGCTGCTCCTGTGTTTTGTGTAGCTACAGTACCTGTGTTACCACCATTGCTAGTGACTCCATAAGCAGGGCCTTGGTTTGTTGCCATAGCCTTACCATTAGCATTACTTTCGCCACCTCTGCGTCCAAATCGATTCAGGTCAGCCCCGTTAGCTGGATCAGCTCTATACTGTTGCCTAGCCATATTAACAAGCTCAGCTGAAGACTTACCCGCATTAGCAGGGTCTTGTGCCATACTAGTGTATATGTCAGAGGAAGCTTTATTCATGCCATACTTGGTTTGGTTGCCTAGTGCTTTAAGACTCGTGCTCATAGGGTTAGCTATTGCACCTAACCAACCTAACGCTGAAGTAGGTGCCTGAAGACCTGTATTACCTTGTTGGCCTGTAGGATAATAAGCGCCAGAGGCTTGCATACCAGCACCTGTCTGCTGAGGTGATCTGAACACAGGATCTTGGTTACGTTCATGAGGACTACCGCCCCACGCGGCCCCTGCTGGAGCTGGTGAGTTCTGACGCTCACGTGCGGCACCTAGGCCCTCTCCCTGTCGGAATGATATACCCATTATGCTGTCCTCTTCCAAAAGTAAACCACGATATATGGTTGTAAGTTGTTGTGTGCTGCTCCACTGCCTGTAGAGCCACTAGCAGGAGCACCACCGCCACCGTTGGTAGTAGCGTATACCGCAGCACTTCCGTCACCACCACCTAGTGTCCAACCACTTGCGTGAGTGTGTGCTGGCATCTCAGAAGTGGACAACGTATGTGTCTTAGCACCACCTGTCTCTTCCACTACGTTAAACTCAGTGTCACTAGAGCTGATACCTACCAAGGTACGACCAGAGCCAAAGGCTGTCCAAGTACCCATACCTAGCGTAGTATTTGGATTCGTTGACACCACTGAAGTATAGATAGATCCCACTGGATACACTAGAGCATTGATAGTAGCTGCTGTAATAGCACCTACGGCTGCTGTAGTAAAGGCTGTAGTAGCTACTTGTGTAGTGTTAGTGCCTGAGGACGCTGTAGGGGCCGTAGGCGTCCCTGTGAGCGCAGGAGAAGCTAAAGTAGCCTTGAGGGTTGTGTTACTAGCAGCTGACGCTGTAACTGCAGCCACACCAGCCACTATAGCAGCCTGAGCGAATGCTGTAGTAGCTATCTGTGTACTGTTGTTAGCTGTGGCTGCTGTAGGTGCTGCTGGAGTCCCTGTGAGCGTAGGTGAGCTAGTGTTAGCCTTAGTGGCTACTGCTGTAGCAATGTTAGTGTATTCATCATCAAGCTCAGTACCACTCAAGGTCTTAAGGGGGTTGCCTGTAGTTAAGGCGTCCTTGGTTGCGAAGTTTGTTGCTTTGATATAATTAGACATAGTTAAAGTACCTTACCTTGTTTGGCATATATTGATAATTTCTGTAAGCTCATTGCAGTGCCATTGATGTCTGTAGTGAAACCTATTTGGATAATGTTACCTGCTCCCTGTGAAGGTGCTGATTGATCATTGATTAAGACTGAACCAGCAAACTCAGCTATACCATACTCAGCTATACCATACTCGTGTACAGCACCAGCCTCTAAAGTAAAGGTCTGAGAGAAATAAATAGGACTGTACTCGTAGCCTACACGAAGTGCAAAGGTTTGACCTGTGGCACCTACTGTAGTAGCTGATAGCTTCTTAATGATCTTGTTTACGTTAGGCATGTCCAAGTCAAAGAAGTTGCTATAGTAAGCCATTTCATACTTAGCACCATCATCCTGATAACCTCTGTACTGAGCAATACCATTCGGTTGTGCAAAGTATAGGTTGGAACCTAAGGAGAGTAGACCAGCTGGGGTAAGCTCAGGCCATACTGTGACTCTGAAGCTACCGTCCTCTAGTGCTTGTCTAGTGTCAAAGCAAAAGGTCTGCTTACTGGCTGGGAAGGTGAGTAAGTAGAAAGCATTAGTAGGTGAGTAAACTGACTTGACATTAGCTGAGATTTCACTATTAAGTGCTTGTATGATGTCATCACGGATATTCTTAGATATGTCTCTCATTGGCTGAGACTTCTCTTGTACAGTTCGGTTCAATGAACGTACACCTGTGTTACTCAGGAATAGAATGTCCTCACCAGTGTTCTGTACTGAGTCACGAGCGATACAACCTACACCTTCGATTACCTCTACCAGAGTTAAGCTGGAAGTAGTCATGCCTGCTTGGAAGTTATCACCATCACTATAGATGATAATGTTATCCTTACAGAAGATGATTAAGTAGCCGTTGTGTGCGCCTAGCGCCACTATGTCATCTGAGCCCTGAGTAAGGACACTAGAGATGTTGATTGAGCCTGCAGTTCCTGTGTTCCAATCAGTACCGTCTAGTACATCAGTGAACCACACTGTACTCTTGTTAGCTGTAGTGTCTGCAGTCCATAAGCGACCATAGGCAGCTAGGACTGTATTGGCCTCTTGGTAGCCAGCAGTAGCACCTGAGTGGACTGCCATTGAGTCAAAGACAATAGAGCCAGTCTCAGCACTGTAGATCAACGGTATGTAGTCACGTTGAAAGAAGAAGTGATGATCGTTAAGTGTAGCTGTCTGCCAGTTACCTGCTGATATGGTGTCTGTAGTGGTTGGGTTTACTGTAGTAAGCGTTTGGATACCTGAGAAGAATGTAGTTGCATTCCAAGATAACATAACGTCAGTACCAGTGACATCCTTAAAGCTAGACACACCAGTTAGATTAGCGCCTGTGCTACCAGAGGTAAGCGTCTGCCAACCTTTACGTGAGCCTAGGCGACCATACTTGTCTATGATGCAGTTGTCTGCGTGTAGTGCAAAACCTTCCTGTAGTGTTACTCCAGACTCCTGAGTGTTCAACCCAAAGAATGCTGGAGCAGCAATGGAGGCCGCGAGTAGTTGCTTAGCCATAGCTTACACAGCCTCCCAGATTAGTTCCTCAGGATGCTTACTTGCATCTAAAGCAATAGCATCTGATAGGTAAGCTTGTGCTAGGGCCTTAGCGGATACTGCTGACATGCCACCATCTTCACCACGCTCCTCAAGAGCCATAGCGTAGGCTAGGGCCTGCACAGGTAAGTAAGGTACTTTGACTACATCATCGTCTGTGGATACATCTGGTGATCTCTTGATGACGTTAAAGTATAACTTATAGACACCATCTGGAATAGGATACACATCAATCTGTGTGTCACCAGCGTTGCTTAGACCGTTGAACACATAGTGCTGAGGTGAACCTGCAACTGTTGCTGTGTTTAGGAATGCGTTGTTGAACCAGCTTGCAGTCTTATACGTCATGAAGCTATTAGAGTTTTCATTAATAACATCTATGATAGTAGACTTGTCACCTGAGTCAGTAAGCACGTAGTTGAATACATTAGCTTGTGTGTCCACTGTCATAGTCTCACGTAGGTTAGACCAGTTCCATGCACTCTCTACCATCTCAATGGCATCATGTACAAATAGGCCCACAAGCTTGGAGTAGCTATTCTCATCAACAGAGTCCACTTCACGTTCCCGTAGGCGTATGAGGACGTTGTTAACTGTTTGTTTATATGTTTTCATTTATTTACCTTGTTTAACGTCTAGCTACGATTGATTGTCCGAAGTACATTCCGACTACTGACATGATTGCATGAGGTAACCAGACTGGAGTTACCATACCATCTAAGGATACAAACTCAGTGATGGTGTCTTTAAAGTCAAAGAAGAGGAAGCTAAAGCCTGTGGTTACGTCTACAGGTACTACTGTCTTGAATCCAAGCAGAGGAGCTAGTAAGATGAACATAGCCATACTCATGAAGGAAATCACAAGGAACCTACGTATCCACTGAGCATTAGGATTCTGATGTGCTCTAGCTGCATTGACGCTACCCTCTGAGGCTTCAAAGCGAGTCATGAGTTGTTTCTGCTGCTCAGCCTTATCAGCTTGGCTTTGTGACCACATCTTCATGGCAGCACCACCTAAGGTACTTCCCATCATTGTGACAGCTTCCATTGGTAATCCAAACATACTACTAACCTCTCACTATGTAAGCTACACCTGCGACTAGGGTAGCTATTAATAATCTAATGAACCATTCATTGGTTCCACTGGCCTTTGCCACTACAGCTAACTCAACTGAGTGAGCATCAATCTCAGCACTATGCTTATTCAGTCTATTATCTTGTGTGTTGTTATGAGCTTCCAAAGTTTCTATCTTCGTACCATGCTTTATGAGCATAACCATTGCATCCGCTAACTTATCTATCTTAGCTTCCAGCCTATCAAATCTTGTGTTGCTATCCATGTTCATCATCTCAATTAGCCAAAGGGTTATCTAGTGCTCTTTGTAACTTTTTGTTTAACCTAGTCTCTAGATCAGTAATCTTACGTTCTACGTCTTCTCTGATAGTGTCAGACTTCTGTACGTAGTCCTTCTGTAGCTGATCACGCTTACTCTCAAAGCGACCTTCAGCTGTGTCTATTGTAGCTCTTACGTCACTCTCTATTCCTGCAATGTCATCCTCTACCTTATCTATAATCTTCTCTTGCCTATCTATATCATCCCTCATGGAGCTCTTAAGATCCTTTATGGTGATATATTGAACTTCTGTATCCTCTTTAATCGAGGAGATTTCATCCTTCACTAGCACTAGAGCTTTGTCTATTACACTAAAGTTCGCACTCATAACAGCTATTCGCTTGTCGTAGTCTGAGAGGTCTGGTGACACGAATGAACTAATCCTAGCTTCCATGTCAAGGTATCTCTGGTAAACTTCAAAGCCACCCCATAGACCACCTAAGATAGTACCAAGCAATGGAACTATAAGCAATAGCTTACTACCACCTAACTTGACACCACCATACTCTATCTCTGCTGCCATACTACTCTCCTCCCAACTGTAGTCGTCTTAGATTTATTAGCTCAGTCTCAAGCTTCATGATCTCAAGTCGCTTCTTTTGTAGCTCTAGTAAGTAGAGTGTGTTGCAATTGATACGTTCTTTAGGCGCGTTAAGTGGCATGACTATCTTAGCAAATACACCTATGTCTTTTGACTGCTCATTGTTATCAGAGCTTGACCAAAGGCTTGTAGCGTTATTAATAATACCTGTAACACCAAACTCTAGATTAATAGTGCCGCCTATAGCATTGGAGCAGTCTAAGTCGCCTGTCTTGAACTTATCTGACTGATAACTTGAGCTACTAGTGGGCAACTGCAACGCAAGTGAGTTACTTGCCAGCACAGGGCACCCTAGTAACACTAGCAACAGTAGAGCTAACAACTTCATCTTACTTAACCCTTGAACATATCTTAGAGGTTACAGTAGCTCCAGCCTTAAGCTGTGATATGGAGCATATGTACTCCACAGAGCTTAGTGTATGAGTAGCTACGTACACATCAAAGGATATAGTGTCTAGGTATAACATTGGTATAACTGTATACTGTGACACAAATGCGACTGGTTCCCATTTAGAAGTAAAGACACCAATCTCGTAGTAAGCTACATCCTTACGTTTATTGAACAAGTTCATTGTAGTAACAGAGACACCATTCATGTATGACTGGGTGAACACTGGATACGTAGGTGTCATCTCATGTGCATACACTAGTGAGCTGAGTGTAATCACTATGATAGACACCAGTGCCCTAAGACTATTTAGCAATACATTCAGCCAATACAATAGCTGTATAGTTACCACCAACGAATGACTTATTGACACCATACACCGCTGTGGACTCAGAAGAGAACCAAGTGGAGCCAGCAACTGTTAAGTCATACTGAGTAGTTGCCCCGTAGACTACCTTAGCAGCCTCATAGCCAGCCATGCCTACATCGGTAGTATTAGTGATTGTAGTGGAGCCTGTCCAAGCTACTGAGTCTACTAAGGCAGGACTAGAGCTGAATGAGGTGGGTGTGGTTACTTTGGCTAGATAAGCATCAGCGAGGGTTACGTCATAACGTACAACTGGGACTACACCACCGTCTGCAGCTAGTGTGCTCAGCTTGCTTGGCAATGGGTTACCATAGACACCATTAGTGTCCGTAGTGATTAAACAGCGTGTCTGTACGCTACCAGAGATGGGTGTGTCTACAGCATACGCTGGTGCAGCACAGGAGGTTAGTAGCAGACTAGTGACTAGAAGCTTAGTTTTCATTGTGTATCCTTTAAGTGGTACTGTTGATTTACCATCTTGGTATGTAATAATTGTTGAGCTAAGCCTGCCCTAGCGCCTTTAGCATTGTCTGGTAAGTTGCCTCCATTGAGAACAACTGTCTCTTTGTAGACTCCACCAACTAACTTCTTATCGTAATAGGCGTCCATTGTCACTACATTAGTCATAGCAAACATGAGTAGGTTCTGTGAGACTACGTTAGCAGAGAGTATTGAGTCGTCTACACTGCTTAGGATCTTCTCAAGTCTTTCGTTGTCTTCAGACTCTTCTTCTTCTTCGGACTCTTCAGACTCTAGGTCAACCTTCTCCTCTAGTACCTTGGCAATATTCTTATCACCTAACGGATCATAGACTGAGGTGTCAGTAGCAGACATCATAGCTAACACCGCATCGGTATAGCCAGAGCACGAAGGATCTGACATAGGCGTCAGGCAATCGTTATTATATTTATAGCTGTAAACTACGTTAGCATCCACTACGGAGCCAGTGCCCTCTACGTCAATAGAACCGTCACCCCAGAGTTCGATAGGAAGATTATCTATCAGGAAACCTTTAGTGATCGGTATGCCACCTTGGAGTCCTGACCAGTCGTCAGTACTTGAGAATATATAGCTATCTGAGCCTACTCTCTTATTGCGTACATGAACTAACATAGCATCCTCAGTATTCTTTACTGGGGTATACTGATAGAAGACACCATTGACCCTAAGAGCTTGTGAGCCATTAGGCCCTATGCCCATGCCCCATGTGTGTCCAGTTCCTGCCATATTGCCTGTGATTCCATAGAGATACTCACTATGCACCTGAGAGCTCACCAGAGCCGTTACCAGAGCGATTAGGATTAGCTTCATAGCAACAGTAGGAGTCCAAGCAAAGAGCCACCTAAGCCAAATAAGAACCTCTCAGTTCCATCCTCTTCCATAGCCTCTGCTTTAGGCACCTTAGCTTCATCATTCTCCCATGCTATTTTAGCATCAGTGCCTATGATTCCATTATATGGGCAAGGTGTTCCAGCCATAATCATAGCATCAAAGACACGTAGGTCTTGGCATAACACCGATACTGCTGCTACCTTCATGCCCATGTCGTAGAGTGTCTTAGCGTTCTTCAAGCGTTCACAGTTGAGGTCGCGAGTAGTAGTGCCTGCTGAGATACCAAGGATCTGTGTCTGCACTGCACCTGCCACTCCAACTGTACATGAGTCTGAGTTACTGCCTCCTAACGAAGGTGAGATAGCAGAGGGTGGTGGAGACTTAAGTGTTGTTGTGACCGAGCCTGTCGTGTGAACTGTACTTTTAGTCGTAGAGTCCGTCACGATAGGTTCAGCCATAGCTATTACTGGCAACAACACGACAAGCCATAGCGCCTTA